AAAGCCGTTAAACCCTTTTGCTTTAAGGTCTGACAGCATTTTATCTGCGTTTTCTTTGATCTTATAAGCTCCTACCTGTACCCGGTATAACTTATCGTCTGGCGCAGTCGTAGACCCCTTTATGGGCACGATCTGTTTTATAACGTCCGCTAAGGCCTGCGCTATTTTTTGCAAGTTGGCATCAATTTTCAAAAACGCCTCGTCGATCAAATTATCATGAAAGCCGTTTTCACATAGGAAGACATACGGGCATCCGGCTTCAACGGCCGATTTAATCGCGGTATAATAATCTGCCCCCGGTGTTGTCGTACTTTCTCTTGTCTTTGCTCCGCGGTCAGGATTGTTCATCTCGACCGATACGCCTTTTGAGAACATCGCCGCATTTCCTTTGTTCCCTGGCTGTTTTACCGAATAATAGCACTCTGTACCACGTGCGTTTTTATTAGCCGCGTTGGAATGGATACTAAGGAATAAAGCCGCACCTTTGGCCATTGCCCCGCGTGTTGATAAACCAACTTTATCGTCGGTCGTTCTTGTGAGCCTTACATCGTAACCACTTTTTTTTAGGATATCCGCAAGGTAATTTGCGATTTTAAGATTCCCCGCTTTTTCTGAATATCCTGTCTGCCCTTTATTGTCGTCAGTGCCACCATGACCGGGATCAAGTACGATTACATTACTTGTTTTAAGCCATATACATATGTACCACGATACAGAACGCCCGCTGTTATAGCTGGACGTTGGTGATATCCACTGTGACGAACCGCCGCCGTCGAGATTGATCCCATTTACTGCACCATAGTCGATCATGGCTTGATGGAAAGCGGTCGTACTACACTTGGCCGCATCATCGTCTGATATGACATATATGACCAGTTCGCCCGCTGCCGTAAGGCCAATACCCGTGCGCCCTCTTTTAGTGGATTCCAGATACTTTTCAATGATTTTTTTGTTATCCACATACCCGGTATAACAACCAGCGAAATAGGGGGAACCCATAGCGTTTTTAAGCCCAAAAACGACTTTATTCCCGTTAAAGCCATAACCATATCCGGCATACCCCGCGCCGCCGACAACTTTGCCATCAATTACGACATAACTGTCCGGCGCGCCCGTGTTCATGTCATACGTGCCGCCGTTTATGATGATATCTGCGCCGGTACGTGCTTTCATATTGGTGATACTTTCAAAGTAATATGCGGCGCGGACAATTTTGATATCCGCGATTTTATCTTGCGGTATTTTAATCTGATATTTTGACATACTTACACTCCTTACATACAGTATCTAGTTGCTTCCAAGCGGCTTTCATTGATTGTTCAAGGATGACTATACGTTCCCTTGCTTCTTTATTTTCGGCTTTCAACGACGCTATTTCGGCTTTAATTTCCGCAAGGATGTTGACGATATTCTCCAGCTTTGCGATAAGTGTGGCTATCGATGAAGCGTCATTTTTAGTCTCTGTAGCTTTCGCCTTCCGGAGATTGAGAATCCCGAAAACAATTCCGCAAATTGCAGCCATCATTGTGACTAGCACGGTCACTTCGATTGTCATCATGCTTTCACCTTCCCCCATACCGTCGGGAGACCATCGCCCGGCGGATAAGTATTATTTGCGTTGTCCATTTTGGCCGTATATAGAGCCGTTTTACTGTAGTTCCACCATATATCCCCATTTTTAATCGGAACTAAATTATTGGTTTGCGTTTCATACGGATATACTTTGTAACCCATATACATTTCAGGTATTATAAACCAATAATAAACGCCTGCCGCTCCCGGATAAAATGTCGCGTTCGTGTGCTGCATAGCTGCATTGCATACATATTTGCGAAGTTTTTCCGGGTCATATACGATATCCCCGACCTGTGTATACATACCAACCGCCCACGTTTTAGCCGCAACCACATCCCCGACGCTGGCCGCGTCAATTACCGCTTGACGTGTCTTGGCCGCGTCCGTTCCTCCGGCGGCCACGGCATTACGCAAACTTTGTTCTCCGCTTGCCGCGATACGTCTATTGACCTGTTTCATTTTGTCAGACAATTCCACTATAAAGCACCTCCATCGCGTCGATTATTTTTTGCTGTTCAAGCTCCATTCGGTCGTTTGATTCAGCAATTTGAGCCAGTTTATAGAGCTCATCATATCCCGGTTGTGCGCGAATAAGCTCCATGAGTGCGGATGATTTAACCGCGTCCTCGTACATACCCGCAAGCCCGGTTACGCTTTCAATAAACCGTTTATCAAAGTCCGCAAAATCCCCGGACAAAACAAAAGCCCGGTTGACCGGGCAAATTTCAAAGTCTATTGTTCCTAATGTGTATGTCATATGTCCTCCTATACGATAATTTTTGATTCAAATATCACACTTGTTAATGCTGCTCTACTGTTCCCGTTTATTCTTATTCGTGCCGTAATCGCCCAATTATCAGCGGTTTTTGATTGATTCGCAAAAGTGTATTCATTGTCGATATCGGGCAAGTTCTCCCATGTCGGTGAATCGTCAAGCCCGTTATTCGCGACCTCGATTGATACATCAGCTTTATTATATTGCCCTTGAAGCGTGAGTTTGACCGATCTCGCCATGTTTGTCGTTTGCCTTGGCGGTATTGTTTGTATGTCAAGCCCATTAACCAACCGACCAAATTCTATTGTGCGGGTCAAAGAAAAACCCCCATTATCGACCGTTATCGTAAGCGTTGCTGAACCTTGTAATCTCCACCATGTGTCTTGTGTAATTACTGCCGTATAAGTATAAGGGTCACGTTGTGCGTTGGCAATCAGCCGTGTTGTAGTGCCGTTGATTGTTTCTGTTATGTTTAGCGTTGTATTCGGATAGCCATCATTAACGGAGTAGGTAATAATCGGGATAGTCGTTCCCGGTGGTATTGATGTATCTTCGCCAGATATCCAAAGCTGATTTGTCGATACCCAATTATCGCCGTATATGCCGCCCCATACGCCTTTATGAGATCGCGAACCATCCGAATTAAGTATCGTTGGGTCTCCAAGGTTTTTAGCGTCTGATGCAACGGATGTTAAGTCACTATCAAGTGCTTGCCTAAGCAGGTAATATGCTGATGTCCCCGCGCTTGGAAGTTTCGGTAAGATATTGTTAATATTTTTATGAGCCGTAGCCGTATAATCCGCAATTGGCGCAGGGTCAGCGAAATTAAAATTGTTATTCTGAAATATAAACGCAGCGTTTTGCTGATAGGTGTATGACTTATAAGCGTTGGTGCCGATAATCCGAAAATTACAATTCATTACTTTCCCTGCGCATAAATTAAACACTGCATTGGAATAGTTATACGAAGGTTTGTGCGGTTGGTAGACGATATTAAGATTCCGGATTATTGTCGCAGAGTTCTGAGCCATAATGCAATTACCGTCACGAACCGCCGAAGTATATCCGGATGAATCTAAAATCGTATTATACGGGTCAAGCGAATAGATCGTTAATGCCTTATTCTTATCGAATATCGGCGCACCGTGGAAACTCGCTACAACCGTTACATATGGCATTAAATGCGTTCCCGGAAGAAAGCATATAGAATCACCGTTTGCCGCTTTTGTAACTGCATTATCTAAATTAAGCAATGGCGTTTGTCCGGTTAGACCGTCATTAGTGTTCAATCCTGTAGGACTTATATAGTATGTAGCAATTATGCACCTACCAATATCTCACATGATGTTCCTGCCCATGAGACCATTTCGTCAGTCCCACGCAATATCTTAATTCGCATAAGTACGCCCCATTTTGAAGCGGTTTTACTGCGATTAATAAAATTATAGGGTTGCGACAAATCGGGTATTTGTTCCCATGATGGTACATCATCAAAACCATTATTACATACCTCAACCGAAGTATTACCCGGTGTAAATTGGCCTTGTATAACGATATTATGGAGGATTTTTGCATAGTTCGGCGTTTCTTCTGGCGTTGTTGTATATACATCAATATTATCTACGAGACGCCAAACGGTGTAGGTACGAATGTAATAAAAAAATTCATTATCTACTGTTATTGTATAATCTATTGGCTTTGCTGGTTGCCGCCACCAATTTTTATCAGTGATTTCAAATGTGTATTCATATGGTTGTCTATTCGCATTAAAAATCTGCCTAATCATCGTCCCGTCAATTTTTTCTGTTATTTTTAAGTTTGTATTTAAAAACATATCATTAACCCAATATGATATTATTGGTTTGTTTTTATTTGGAGATAATGTTGTATCTTCGCCCGATATAGTTAGAGGATTAGGTATAGATTCCCAACTCCCCCAAGCATATAATCCACCATAAACGCCGATGTTTGCGGTTGTGCCGTCTGGATTTTGACCAGTCCCGGTATTTTGCCATGCAATATTTGAATTAATTATTTTATATTCTGCGGAAATGTCTGCCGCTGCTGCAATTACTGAAGTTGTTGGAGCTAAACCGACATTTAAAGATGTTTGGACGCAGTTTGTAATTCCAAGTCCAGTCATGATTAAGTTTTGAGTGGATTTATAATTGAAACTAAAAAGCTTAGTCGTACAATTCGTATAGCTTGACGTTGTTTCCGCGTTATCTCCGCCTGTTGCTATATGCATAATTCCATAGGTTTGACTTGCGTTGGGATTAAATGCAACATTAAAATATTTAACCATTCTTTGTGATCCCCCACTTACCCCATCATGAGACACAGCAGCGTTCCCAGATGCAGGGAGTATTTGCATACGGATAAAAGAATTTGATTTAGTTCTATTAATTGTGTATACAACATTGGCCGTAGTTAAACTAAGAATCGTTGAAAATCCTTGCCCAATAATAGTTCTTTCTAAATTTAATCCGGAAGTGAATATAGTATTAAGTGAATTTACAATATGCGTACCTGCTGATAAAATACAAGCAGTATAATCCTGCGTTTTTGCTAGATACGGTGTAATTGTTTTGAACGATGTAGACTGTGTTTGTCCGTTATTTGTGTCCAGCCCATTTACTGGATCGACATAATATATTTCGTCAAAAGAAAGAATCGTATTATTTATTCGATATGTTTTAGACATTTTTACCCTCCATTCGTTATTTCTGTATCGCTTAAAACGCCGTCGTATATGTAAAAATCAGTTATTCCAGTTTGCCATACATCAAGATAATCCGCTGGGTCTAACGCACTTACATTTATATCAGTCAGTACGCCATCCGATATACTGATATCAGCCATCCCAAAATTCCACGGTATAATCAACACCGACGGGTCTACCGCGTATATGTCTCGATCTGTGAGTACGCCATCAACTATACCGACATCATTTATTCCAAACGACCACGGAATTACTAAAATTGACGGATCCAGCGCATAAACATATGTATCTGTAAGCACACCGTCAATTATGCTTATATCGTTTATACCGATATTCCACGGTATAACATTGAAATTCCCGCCTTTACGGAAAATGATTACTCCGGCATAAGCCATACCAGATAAACTTTTACTTGCATAGCCAAATCCGGCCATTTTTTTACCGCTTTGTACAACGCCCATCGGCTACACCTCCGCCCATGCGAATAAACGAGTTGGGTATAATGCGCTTTGCGCTAAGGCCGTAACTTCATCGGGAACTATAGTTATGATATCGGTCGAAGTAATAAAACCGCTATCATTGGTCAATTGGCTTGTTTTTGATGGGATATTAAGAGCCGCAATATCAGCAGGTGTAAAGTAATCTACGCCTTTTACTGGTGTCTTACCGTCATTACCGGGAGGACCTTGTGGACCCGTTGCTCCTTGACCTCCTGTCGCACCTGTTTCGCCTGCCGGTCCTCTTTCTCCCGTGTCTCCTTTGTCACCTTTTATTCCCTGCGGTCCTTGACCTCCTGTCGCGCCTGTATCGCCTTTGGGACCTGTTGCGCCTGTGTCTCCTTTAGAACCTGTCGCACCTTGCGGCCCTGGCGCGCCTTGCATAACAAAAATGGCCCAACCTGCCGAAGGCGGGGCCACTGTAAGGCCGTCTTGCATTGCGAAATATGCGTCGCCGCTTGGGCCTCTTACTACGTCATGAGTGTTATATGTATTCCCTTGTATAAAGTCACCTTTAAAATTAATTCCTGCCACACCCGCGGGGCCAGTATCTCCTTTTTCCCCTTGTGGACCCGGTCCTCCAGTTGCTCCGGTTTGACCACGATCACCCGGGTCTCCTTTATCGCCTTTAGGCCCCTGTAACCCTTGTGGCCCTGTAGCTCCCGTATCCCCCTTGGCTCCTGTCGCTCCGGTGTCTCCTGTTTGCCCCGGGTCGCCTTTGTCTCCTTTATCGCCTTTATCGCCTTTATCACCTTGTGGACCTTGTGGTCCAACATCGCCCCGATCGCCTTGTGGCCCTTGCGGCCCCGGAGGACCCTGTCCACCACCTTCTCCGCTTCCAAAAGATAACCATGTTAGTCCATCTTTTGAATATTCAGGTACACCGTCTATTTCGCGAATAAGTCCTATTTTATCGTCGATCGTTTTCACATATTCCATCCCCGGAATTGTAGGAACCGGTACCGTAAAATTAGCTGTTCCGCCTTTTTCAACGCGTATAGTAGCAAGGTTTGTAACCTTTAAATCACTGCCGTACACCGATATATTAAAACTCCCTATACTTTTCATCATTTCGTTAGGTACATCACACATATCAGATACTATCAGTCTTTCAATTCGGTTATTACCCTTGACAAAAATAGCAGTTTTTATAATGTCATCCCAATCAGAACTAAAATCAAAATTTGCAAAAACGAGATTTCGATTACCGGAAGCGACTACTTGTCTATCACTGCGACTGATCCTAAGTCCTGTAATTTTAAATTGCAAATAAATGTTGTTCAATTTTGCACCTCCCTATCTGCCAAAGGCTTGCCATGAAAAAATTACAGAATTACCTATATAATCACCATATATTGTAAATTGCGTTTTAAAAGTATTTGCGCTTATTGTAAACCCACTAGTTGCACGAACTTCTATTCTTGAAGTTGGTTTCCCACTTAAAACCGTATACGTTTTCCCATTAGGATTAGAACATAATAAAGCGTATATTGTACCATCTATATCCGTGATTGTGCTGTAGAGGTATATATATATTGGTGTAAATTGTAAGCTTATTAATGCAGTTGTATAGTCACGGGTTATATTATCACCGGGTGTTGAGTACGCAAACGAATTACTCCCCGTTTGTGTTTTAAACGTTTCAGCCGTTCCAACAAGTCCGAAAATGTTAACTCCCGTTGCAATGTTCCCGGCGATTAAATTAGGCTCCGTCACATCAATGTGGTTGTTTGTATCGCCTTGCGGATAAAACCCCGATACCGGCGGTCTTACTTGAAGCGTTGTATTATCTCGTGCGTATGCGCCGATGATAATACCCGAATTATCCGGCATAGTCCCTATTATCGGTCCAGTATCTACGGTCGCCGTTTTACCGATTAGTATCTGATCGGCTGTTGCGTTGCCTGATCCACCCCCTTCACCCTGCAACACAAAATTTGTTCCGTTGAAAACAATCGTAACCCATGAATCCGCTATACTTTGACCTGCTATTGTCCCGGCACCTCGGCCGTTGACGATAGGATACGCTCCTATGTTTTCGATATTTAAAGTGGCATTTTCACCAATATCCGTATGTAGCTGAACGCGCCCCGCAACTCCGTTGACAAGCTTATCAAGCGTAAAGCCTGATTGTGAAAGCGTAAGTTCTACCGCTGTACCTGACGTTTTACCGAAAAAAGAAAAATGCTTTTTTAATTCGCCTTTAATATCATCGCTAAGCGTCGTTAAGTCTTCTTGTGAAACAAAAATTTCTGATGATATTATAGCTGTTACGTGTTCGGCGCTATCAATTTTCGTTATTATATCAATGCGTTTTTCAACGACTGTTTGGCTGTCATTAGGCGGTATCCATTCAGCTAAGTCACCGGCGTTACCATAGCAATATAAAATTTCGCCTACATCCGGGTCATTTGCAAAAAGAGCCAGCTCCCTATAAAAAAATCCGGCGGATAAGTCATAGTTATTAAAAATACTACCTATTGTAGCCGAACCATCACCATTTATTTTCAAATTCGTTATTTCTAGTGTTATAATTTTATGTATAACGCCTGTTATGTCTTTTATTACCGTTCCCGGTGGCAAAGTGCCATCACCAATAACAATTTTAGTAAATTTTAAGTTTGCCCCAATTTGGGCTTTGGCAAGTAAAAGTTTCCCGGCGTTTGTCATGCCTTGATTTATAAAAGCGCTCATTTTATGCCTCCCAGCCTATATAGTGTACTTCTCGTGTATAATTTCGCGTTATTAGACCAACATTAAGCGGCAATTCGCCGATTAATGCTATCAAAATAGCGTCGAGCCAGGCGCTACGACGCTTTACAACATTAAGCAAAAACATAAATTTGTTGACGTCCACGTTAGTGATACGCGGGTTATTACTTATTACTTTAAAATGATACGGTTGCCCGCCATACTCAAACCAGTTTAGCACCTCGCCGCTACCGAAATACGTAGCGATTACGCGTTCAACCGCCCAATCCGTGCCTAGATGTGCGTAAACATCATCAGAATCAAGTATAATTTGCCGCTTTACATCAATTGGCGCGGTTCGATCGTACCAAATAACATTAAGTTCTAGCGCGAGCTCATCCAAGTCCGGTTCGGGCAAATTGGGGATTTGATCCCAAACTGAAAATAATCTTATTTTTTTATATATCTCGGGTATTAATTTACTTATACCGTCAGATAAAGCCTTTACAGCGTCGTCATTTCGCATGAACGGGGGAAGCAGTTTAATAAAATCAAGGTCATTTAGCTGCATATGTTGCCCCTCCGACTATTGCATGATGAGAAACGACTAAATTACCGCTAAATTGCCCAACTTCCGTATTTCCGACCGCTATAAACGATGGCGCGGTTACATCTACCCTTACCGCGCCTTTTAAACCATTTGCCCAATCAGGCGCTAAGATATATTTTCTAAGTTCGTCCGGATTTATATCGCGCCCAAGCTTTTCCATTTGCCATGCTATGTACCTTTCTATGGCTCCGCTTTCACCTTCAACCGTCTGTACGACATCAACCTCATCGAGCATATCCATATAATAGACAAGCTCAATATCAAAAGGGATTTGAGTGGGTGTAGCAACCGTCACATAATCCGTTTGCGGCCTTATTCTTTTGTCGTTTAATGCCGTCAAAATCGTATCTTTTACGTTTTCGTCCGGAAGCGTTCCGCCTATCATAAGCGGCGTGATTTGAACAACGCCCGGTTCGGGTGAATCAACATCGACGTCGATGATATCCGAATCGGCGGTAAGCGCGTAATATCTGTACGCACCCGACGGCCCCGCTACTGAAAAACTTGCGGGCGCAAGTCTTATACGTTCACGATAGCGGCTGTCGCCTTCGATAGAATACGGCTCGCCGTCATCACCGCTAAATGTCGTTTTTATATTTTCGACTTTTGCGATAAAAGGTATAAGGTCAACAAGCGACACCAAGCTGCCTGCGGGAAAGCCGTTTAACGCGCTCCCGTGGCTTATGCTGGACGCCGGAACCTCGATATATTCACCGCCGGCGTCTAGTACCTCCGCTTCATCGGTCGTAAAAACGATATTACCGTCGATTGTCGCTACTCTCGTGCTTTTTGGGATAATGATATTAAAAATCTGCGGTTCGGATACTGTAAACCGTATCATTGTTTGTGCTGATTTTGGTTCAAGCCTTGGAGTTCCCGTCCGCTCGCCTAAAGCGTCAAGGATTGCGCCGCTTGCATACCTAAGCATTTTTTGTTTTGCGGTCTCGTTCATCGTCATATACAGCGCAATAAAAACAAGCGCGAGAGCGTCGCTAAATATCCTACGTTCATCACCCGGATATAGCGGCTCCTTTATGTACTCTTCTAAAGACAAAATAAGGTTTTCATATATTTTTTTTGCGTCTGTTTCGTTAAAAATCACATCTAACATTTTTATCGCTCCCTGATATCTACTTC